TGCGGCGGCTGGCTCATGCATGCCTTCGACCTATGGATCGACGCGGCGGAGACGCTTCGAGCCGCCGCCGCCGAGTCGCGCGGGGAACACGGTGCGGTCAAGGAGCTGCGCGATCTCGCTCGCAATGCCGAGAAGCGGGCCATCAGCCTGCTTGGCGCATCAAGAGAGGAAGGGGCCGCCTGACACCGGGCCGCACACCCAGACCAGCGGCTAGCCCGGCCGCCAGACCGATCCGCACGAACAGCAAGGGGAACCAACGTGAACGAGAACACCATGACCCTGCCGATCGACCAGATCCGGTACGTCAAAGAACTGCAGCCCCGGCTGGAAGTCAGCGACGCGACCATCGAGCAGTACCGCACCGCGCTCGACAAGCTGCCGCCAGTCGTCGTGGCGCGCGGCTCCATCCTGGTCGACGGCTACCACCGCTGGCAGGCACACCTGCGCGAAGGCGTCGGATTCATCGAGGTCGACGATCTCGGCGACCTGTCCGATGACGAGATCTTCTGGAAGGCCGTTGAACTCAACGCAGCCCACGGCATGCAACTGTCGCTGAAGGACAAGCGGCGCATCGCCGAGCGCCGGTACGAGACGATGCAGCCAGCAACGGTGGTGCCGGATCTCGCCGAGCGTCTGCGAGTAGACGAGCGCACCGTGCAGCGATGGACGAAGGATGCGCGGGCCGCTCAGGCTCAGGAACGGCAGTCCATTGCATGGGATCTCTGGCTCGATTGCATGACGCAGGACGAGATCGCTAAGCGGCTTGATACAAAGCGGCCGACGGTGCAGACATGGATTGATGGGAAACGACAGTTGTCGGAATCCATCACGCCGGGTGCCACCGACGAGAAGCCCTGGGGCAACATTCAGCATTTCGACGTCTGGCAGTTCCCGACCACGAATCGCGAGTCGGGCGGCCAGCAGTCTTATTTCGGCGCGGTCCCGCCGCAGGTTCTCGAGAACCTGCTGTGGTTCTACACCGAGCCCGGCGACGTCGTGGTCGACCTGTTCGCCGGGTCCGGCACCACGGTGGACGTCGCGAAGACGATGGGTCGCCGCGTGTGGGCCGCCGACATCCGTGGGAATCATTACAGCCCGAACCTGCCGATCCACGAGTACGACGCCACGCACGGCTGGCCGGATGCCGCGCCCCGCAAGGCGAAGCTGGTCTTCCTGGATCCGCCCTACTGGCGGCAGGCCGCCGGCCGTTACTCGAGTGAGCCGGGCGAGCTGGCCGAGATGGACCTGGACGCCTTCTACTCCGCTTGGTGGCAGGTCGTGAAGGCGGCCATGGAGCACGCCGAACGTGTCGCGTTCATTATCTCGCCCACCCAGAACGATGACGGCTCGGTTGTCGACCACGCCACCGACATGCTCCGCGCGTTCACCGCCGAAGGCTGGAGCGTCGAGCGGCGCATCATCGTGCCCTACTCGACCCAGCAGGCCACCGGCCAGCAGGTGACGTGGGCGCGGGACAACAAGCGGATGCTCAAGCTGTACCGCGACCTGGTGGTGCTGTCGGCATGAATGATCGCTTTTGGGCCGCACTCAACCGCGCGGAGCCGGCGACGTACGCGGCCCTGCGCGGGCACGGCTATCGCGTGGAACGGTACGGGCAGGGCCTGCTGCCCGACGCGGCCCGAGAGATGCTCCGCGGCGTACCGACGCCGGAGCGGTGGACGCCGGACTTCCTGGTCATGCGTCCGGAGATCACCGACCGGCCGCGCTGGCCGGAGCGTCAGCGCGGCAAGTACACGTTCTTCGCCGACGCCAAGTACTCGTCGCCCGGCACCGGGAACCACTCGATCGAGATGCGGTCGCTGCTGGCCGCGCCGACGTTCGGCATCGACGTCTACTACGTCTGCTCACTGCGCTACGGCGATGACTTCCGCGACTTCAAGGTCATCCATCACAGCGCAGCCGTCTACGACCGGTACCGCACCTGCTGTACGGGGTGCCGGCACATCTTCAACAACTCGGACGACCCGATGCACGGACTGCCGGAGTACTGCCCTGTAGCCAAGCAGCGCAACGACCGCGGCAGTTTGACCCCGTACTTCATCGTGCCGATCGCCGACATGCACCCGCTGAGCAACTTCGTGTTCGACATCCTGACCCCCGCCCGCCGCCGGGACCAGGGGGCTGCCTAGTGCCCCGTATCCGCTCGATCAAGCCGGTCTTCTTCAAGTCCGATGACGTGGCGGCGCTGCCATTGCGTGCGCGCCTGCTGTGGATAGGCCTGTGGACGCAGTGCGACGACCACGGCCGTTACAAGGACTCGGTCCGGCTGATCAAGGGCGACCTGTGGTCCCTCGACGATGTCTCACTGCGCGACATCGAAGAGGACTTGTCCATCCTCGAGGCACAGCGGCGACTGGTCCGCTACGAGGTCGACGGTAAGAGCTACCTGGCGGTCGTCAACTGGCACGCCCACCAGGCAATCAACAGGCCCGGCAAGCCGAAGTACCCGGCTCCGCCGACCCCGCTCGGGTCGAGCGATCCGGACGACGAGAACCACTGCGACATCTGCGCCAAGCCCGGCACCGGCACCCTACTGCCGACATCAGTGGACGCTCACGGCGCACTCACTGCGGACTCACGCCAGGAAGGGAAGGGAAAGGAAGGGAAGGGAGGGGACGCACGCGCGGGCGTGAGCGTGAGTCCGCAGCCACCCCCCCGATGCCCTCGGCACATCAACAACCCCGACCCACCCGACTGCGGCAAATGCGCGGACGCACGACGTGCACTCAAGCGCTGGGAAGCCGAAGACGCGCACCGCAGACGCGGTGCGGCGCAATGCCCCAGGCACCGCGGCGAACCGGCCGACAACTGCGGTCGCTGCCGATCCGAAGCCCTAGCCGACCAGGAGCCAGCGTGACCGCCTACCGCATCGCCAACCAGCGCCAGGCCGCCGACGCCCTGCGCCGCCTGCGGGTCGCCGCCGGTGTCACCCAGGACGCCGTAGCCCGCCGGCTCGGCAACACCCGCCAGATCGTCAACTACCGGGAGCGCGGCACCCGCAGCCTCACCGCCGATGCGCTGTTCGGCACCGCGTCGGCCATCGGCTGCGACATCGTCATCACCGTCCGCCGTGGCACCCGGCACAGCTCCACCGGCACCGGATGGCCCGCATGAGCGACAGGCCGCCGATCTGGCTCCTCGACATCGACGGCGTCATCAACGCCAACAAGCCCGGCTGGCACGCCCCGCCCCGGCGCATCCGATGCGCCGGATTCACCATCCGCTGGGCACCCGCACTCATCACGCGCATCCGCGAGCTCCACCGCGTCGGCAACCACGAGATCCGCTGGGCCAGCACATGGTGCGGCTACCCCGAACAACTCGACGAACTCAGCCGCCACCTTGGCTTGCAATTCGAGCGCGCGTTCACGGACCGGGGGATGTCGAAGACCTGGGCCGAGATGAAGGCCGAGGCCGCCGTCGCCGTGCTCGCCGAGGGACGGCGGCTCATCTGGACCGACGACGACGAGGTGCCGATCGCGCCCGGCTTCTACGCGTCGATCGCCGAGGCCGAACGTGACGGCCGAGCGCTGCTGATAGCACCTCGGTCAAACCGGGGCTTGCAGCCGAGCGACCTCGACCGAATCGCCGAGTTCGCCTTCAACGCCGCCGGCCGGGAGGACGCATGAGCGACCTCACCGCGCGCCAGGTCGACGTCCTGACCCTGATCGCGCAGGGCCGCACCGCCGGGCAGATCGCCGAACGCCTCGGCACCGGCGAATCCACCGTCCGGTCCCAGCTCGCCGACATCCGGCAGCGCCTCGGCGCCACCACGGTTGCGCAGGCCGTCGCCGTCGCCTACCAGCGCGGCATCCTCGGCGACCGGCTCACCAACACCGCCGCCGTCGCCCTCGTCGAGCTGGCCGCCGAGCTGGGCTACCGGCTCGCCCTCATACCCAAGGAGGACGCGTGAGCAGCCACAAGCTCGACGTCCGGGCGCTCTACGCGGCGCTCGACGTCGTACGAGCCCACGAAGACCTCAGCTGGCGCGGCCTCGCCGAGCAGGTAGGCGTATCGCCGTCGACCTTCAGCCGCATGGCCCTCGGCAGCCGCCCCGACGCCGACGCGCTGTGCACGCTCGTCACGTGGCTGCGCGTGCCGCTCGATCGCTTCGTCATTCGGGAGGACGCGATCGACGCCTCAGGCGAATGTGACTGCGGCCATGACGGGCTCGACGAGATGTTCCACCTCATGCCGTGTCCCATCGCCGAGCGGCGCTTTGCCCGTCGGCAACGGCCCATCGTGACGCGGCTGCCCGACGTCGGCGGGTACGACGGGGAGGGCGCGTGAGCATCTCCAACCACGAACCGGACATCCGAGACGAAGACCGAGAGATGTTCTGCCCGAGCGGCTATCCGCGTGAGAACGGGCAGGCTCTCGGGCCCTGCGGCTACATCGGCTGCTGCGACAAGGCGGCAGAACGACGCCGTGGCATGACCTCGTACAAGTCCTACGGCGAGCATGAGCGGAGCAGCGGCACATGAGCACCGACCGCATCGGCGGCAGCGAACGGATGTGGATCTTCCCGATGGACTCGAAGCCCGACGTGGTCTTCGCCGACGGCGGCCACCGCTACTGGTCGACACACTGCCGCCACGACCACCACGACGCCTGCTCGGCGACCGAACTCGCCCCCGGCGTGCCACGCCGACCGGCACAGTGCAAAACCTGCTCCGCGCCGTGTCTGTGCCACTGCCATGCGGCGGCAGTGGACCGCGCCCCAGACGACTCGTGCACCTGCACCAAGGCCGGACCCGACCCCGCGTGCCCGGTCCACCAAGGCCGACGGGCGCGCGGGCCGAAGCCGCCGCCACTCGGGCCGGGCTGCATCTGTGACGGCTCGGGGCGCACCTGCCCGCGGCACGGGGTCGTCCTGTGAGCGCGACCTGTGTGCGGTGCGGGAGGCCGATGGCGGACACGGCGTACGCGTGCCTCGACGACGCCCGGGCGCTGGGCGTGAGGCTGACGATCGCCGCCGGGCATGCCGAGGACGCCGAGACGGTCATCTCGCGGCAGGCCCGCTACGGCGCCGGCGGCCGCGGCGGCACCAGCGACGGCCAGACCTACGACGAGACCCGCTCGGTGCGGCTCAACGCCGTCCGGTTCGCCGTCGACGGCTGGGTCAGCGACCTGCACGCCGATGCGCCCCTCCCGGCGTGGCGGCGCACCCAAGGCCCGCTGTGCCCGCCGCTCCGGACGGGCGTCACGCTCGACGACGGCGAGGTCATGTTCGTGCGGTGCCCTCATTCGTCCTGTGCGGCCATCAGGGTGCTGACCCCACCCACGACCCTAGCCCGGGAACTTCAGTGGCTCAGCGGCCAGATGGGGGCGCTGCGCAAGCACCCTGCCGCCGGCGAGGCGTTCCGCGAGCTGCACGACGCGTGCGACGACCTGGCCCGGCTGGTCGACATCGCGCCGGCGAACGAGCTGGTCGGCATGTGCGACTGCGGGCGCACCCTGTACGCGCCGCACGGCCGGACCGTCGTGCAGTGCCCGGAACGGACGTGCAAGCTGAAGTGGGATGTCGCCGAGAGCCGGGACATCCTGCGCAAGGCCCTCGACGAGAAGCTGGTCACCGCGTCGGAGGCGGCCCGGCTGTCCGGGTTCCTCGACAGCGACCGCACCCAGGAGCAGATCCGCAAGCTCATCGACAAGTGGGCCGGGCGGACCCTGATCGAGGCGCACGGCCACGTCGACGAAGCCGACGGGGTCGACGAGGACGGCCTGCCCAAGACCAGGACCGTGCCCACGTTCCGGTTCGGCGACATCTCAGGACGACTGGCCCGCACACCACGACGCACGGCCGTGGACCGGCCCTGGCTGCGACAGGAGAAGATGACCGCATGAGCAGCATGGACGAACTGGTGACGTGGCTGAGGGCGGCGCTGGACGACGACGAGCCGTCACGCTTGCTGTCGAGACGTTGCGCCTGCTGTCCCTGCCGTACGCGGACAGGCCGGGCTACCTGGACGAGTGGCGGCCCGACGCTGCTTGACGTGGCTTGATCACGCGCTGTACTGTCACCGCAACCTGGTGGGCGAAGTATGCCCGCAGCCAGCGAGAGGCCCTGCTCACGAGCGGGGCCTTAGTCGTGTCCGGTGAGGAGTAGCCATCCCATGAGTCACGTCCGGATAGCGAGCATGGGAATCCGTACCGCGGTGGTCGAGGTCGACGGCCAGGACCTCGCCAAGCACTGCACCGGGGCCACCCTCAAGATCCGCTACGGGGACATCGCCACGCTCACCCTCGACATGGTCATCCGCAGCACCGCCGACTACGAAGGCGACGCCACCGTGCGGCTGACCCCGGAGATCGAGAAGGTCCTAACCGAGTTGGGCTGGACACCGCCCGAGCAGACCACCGAGTAGCAGCACGGGGCCATGGGCTCCGGCCGCAACATCCCACGCGCAGCCCGCAAGAACGCCGCGTACGTCCTCAGCCGATCCGACCTGTGCCACCTGTGCGGACACCACGGCGCACGCACCGCAGACCACATCATCAGCGCACGCGACTGGCCCCGCGGACCCGACGGCCGCCACCTGCCCGGGCTCGATGACGTGGCCAACCTCGCGCCTGCACACGGCACCATCGGCAGCACCCGGCTCAACCGCTGCCCCACCTGCGGCCGGCTGTGCAACCAGGCGCGAGGCGCGAGCCCACTACCCACCGCCACCCGCCAGCCATGGTGACACACAGCAACGCGGGTGACAGGCAGCGACTGCGCGCCGGATGTGGCTGGCGCTTGACGTGACAGTGCGTGATGGATGCGGGCAATGGGCACGATGTCACGTCAAGTAACGGGGTCTGAAATCGCGATGATCAAGGCTGCGACCAGGACAGACTCCGTTTTTTAATGATCTTGGCCCACGGACCGCTTCGCGGATCAGCAGGCTATATATACGCACCCGATTTTTCGGCCGAACGGGGTTACTTGCTGTGACCGTCACTCAGAGTGAGACGATAACTCAGGGTGACGACATGACTGAGGGTTACGGCCCTGGCCGGATGGAATTGACGGTCCGTGCCGACCTGGACCGGCTGGGCAGGCTTGACAAGGGGGTTCGGGCGTCGCTGGCGCAGAGCGCATTGGTCCTGGCCCACGCGATCGACGCGTATGCGGCGCAGGCGGAGTCGCCGGCGGAGCTGAGCGCGATCGCGAAGGCGATCCAGGAGCTGCGCATCATCCTGGGCACCCTGGTGGAGGCGGTTGATGACGGCGACGATGAAGCAGAGTTCGCCGCTCGCATGTCCGCCCCTGTTCGGAACCCCGCGGTCCCTGGAGCGGCAGACGCTCGGCGGCCCGATCGGGGAAGCGGCCCGGCTGCTGGGTAAGCCGCTGCTGCCGTGGGAGCAGCATGTGGTGGATGTGGCCGGCGAGATCGACCCGGACACCGGTTTGCTGGCGTACAGCGAGGTTGTGCTGATCGCGATGCGCCAGCAGGGCAAGTCGGAGATTCTGCTGCCGGTGATGACGCAGCGCTGCACCGGCTTCGAGCACGCCGGTCCGCAGACGGTGTTGTATACGGCGCAGACCGGCGACGACGCCCGGCACAAATGGCGTGATGTGCACCTGCCGCGGCTGCAGAAGGCGCCGATGATCCGCAAGCTGGTGACTCCACGGCTGACGTACAGCTCGGAGGCGTTCCTCTGGCGCAACGGCTCGATGTGGATGCCGGGCAACACCACCGCCAAGGGTGGCGGTACGGGCGACAGCCTGGACCTGGGCGTGATCGACGAGGCGTGGTCGCGGCCGGACAGCCGCACGGAGCTGGGTATGCGCCCTGCGATGCTGACCCGGCCGTGGCGGCAGCTGTGGGTGTGCTCGATGATCCCCGGTCTGTCTCGTGCGTTGCCGGGGTCGTGGCCGTATCTGGCGCACAAGCGTCAGGTGGGCCGGGCCCGGGTCGAGGCGGGCATGCGGTCCGGTACCGCGTTCTTCGACTTCGCCGCCGCGGACGGCCTGGATCCGGGTGATCCGGCTACGTGGTGGTCGTGTATGCCGTCGCTGGGGCACATGATCAGCGAGAAGGCCGTCGCGGAGGATTTCGACGCGATGGAGCTGATCGACTTCTGCGCCGAGTATCTGGGCTGGGCGCCGAAGGAGAACGCGCCGAGGTGGACGTTGATCCGGCAGCAGACGTGGAAGGACCTGCACGACCCGCAGTCGACGGTCGCGGGCCGCCCGGCGTTGTCGGTGGAGATGGCCGAGGATCGTTCCCGTGGTGTCGTCGGCGTGGCCGGCCGCCGTGAGGACCGGAACTGGCATGTGGCGGTCGCTGAGCCCGGTTTCCGGATCGCGGCGGGTGCGACCGGCGTGGAGTGGATGCTGCCGCGCGTGCTGGAGCTGGTGCGTGAGGCCGACGCGTGCACGGTCGTGATCGACCCGCGCCGGCCGGCGGCATCGCTGATCGTGCCGCTGCGTAACCGGGGTGTGGATGTCCTGACGCCCACCGTGAACGACATTGCGGGGGCCTGTGGACGGTTCTACGACGCGACGGGGGAGCAGGCGCCTGAGGCGGCCGCGCCGGACGCCGCGCCGGCCGATCCGACGCGGGTGTTCCACCTCGGCCAGCCGGTGCTGGCCCGGGCGCTGGGCGCGGCCCGGAAGCTGGAGTTGGGCGCGGGAGCGTTCACGCTGGTGGCGAAGGGCTCCGATGCGGAGATCATCGACCTGTACGCGGTGGTTTTGGCGATGCACGGCGCTGAAGTGAAGGGCAAGGCCGTTCCCCGTTCGAAGGTGTGGTGAGAGGACCCCGTTATGACGACGACTGAGTTGCACACGGACGGCTGGCGGCTCGGCGCCGGAACGGCCGCGCCAGCCCGGCGCCGGCTGCGGGGCCTGCGGATGCCGGTGATCCCGTCGGCGACGCTGCTCACCCAGCTCGGTGGGGGCCTGGCCACGCTCACGGGCGTGTATCTGGCGGCCGGGCTGGCGATCACCCTGATCGCGGGCGGTGTGACCGCCGCACTTCTGGGCGCACTGCGCGAGGCGGGGAAGATCTAGGTGGGACTCGGTCGGCTGCTCACGAGGTCGACGCAGTACACGGCGACCGACACCGTGACTGGCGCGACCGCTACATACACGGTCCTCGACAATCTGGGCCCGGACTGGCCCAGCGTGTCCACATATCAGGGCGCGATGGGGATTCCCGGCGCGTGGCGGGCGTCGACGCTGCTGTCCGACCTGATCGGGCAGGTGCCGTGGAACGCCTACCGTCAGCCGTCCGGCCGGCCGGAGGTGAAGCTGCAGCCGACCCCGCCGTTGCTCGAGCAGCCGAACCCGCCGGACACCCGGATGTCCACGTTCTCGTCCTGGGCGCTGGATCTGATCTGGGAAGGCAACGCGGTCGGGGTGATCGCGGCCCGTGACGCGTTCGGCCAGCCGACCGCGGCGATCCCGGTGCAGGCCTGCAACGTCGGGGTACGCCGGATCACTCCGTTCGCCTCGTCGCCGCTGCCGGTCGGCGCGCTCGAGTATTCGATCGGGTCGATGAAACTGGGCAGCCAGGACGTCATCCACATCAAGGGGCCGTGTAAGCCGGGCGCCGTGCGGGGAATGGGCGTCCTCGAGGCGCATCTGAACACATTCTCGCTGGCCACGGACCAATCACGGCAGGCCCGGTCGTTGTCGGCGCACGGGGTGCCGACAGGGATCCTGGAGTCGTCGAACCCGGACCTGACCGACGACGAGGCCGCCGACATGAAGTCGGCGTGGCTGGCGTCGCAGCAGACCCGCACGGTGGCGGTTTTGAACTCGGCGACGAAGTTCACGCCGCTGTCGTGGAATCCGGAGCAGTTGCAGCTGGTGGAAGCCCGCAAGATGAGCCTCACCGAACTGGAGCTGGTCTTCGGCCTGCCGGTGGGCTGGCTCGGCGGGCAGACGTCATCGCGCACCTACGCCAACATCGAGCAGGACGCGGTGAACCTGCTGAAGTTCTCCCTCGGCGGGCACTTCGCACGGTTCGAACAGACCCTGTCGCTGGCGTTTCCGACCGATACGGTGGCCAGGGCGAACCTGGACGCGGTGTTGCGCGCCGACACGCTGACGAGGTATCAGGCGCACGCGATCGCGCTCGGTGGTCAGCCGTTCCTGGACGTCGACGAGGTACGCGAGTACGAGCACCGGGCGCCCATGCCGGACAAGCAGCCGGACCCGGATCCGTTCAACGACCTCCGTCCGACCCCCGGCGGGGGTGGTGCCTACCCAAAAGCGCCCTCGGCGCCCGGTCGTTCAACCCGGCCCAGCCGCGCGACCCCGACGGCGAGTGGAGCGACGGGATACCGGGGCTCGCGGGCGACGCGCTGAAACTGGCTGGCCGCATCGCCCTCGGCAAGGACGAGCAGTTCGGTGGCAGCGCGAAGGTCGGCGACGGCTACGGCGACGCCACAGCGGTCATGGCGCGCGTGGACGGCCCGTCCGGGCCACGTCTGCGGTTCGGTGTGGTGCATCCGGAGGACGCCGGCCGTTGGCGGGCGGAGAACAAGGGCCGCACCGTCGAACTCGACGCGGCGGGCGCGGCGAAGCTGCGCGACGTGCTCGCGAACGCCCAGGTCGACGGCAAGAAGAGCGTCGCCGATTTCCGTGCCGCGTTGCGTGCCGCCAGGGCTGCCGGGGTGCCGGAGTCGAAATGGCCGGACAGTGAGGCCGAGATCGCGTCCGGGGTCGTTCCGGGCGCCCGGTGGGGCGATCTGCACTGGAAGCTGACCCGCGAGGCCGGACCGGACTACGTGGCCGGCGGCGTCAACTACGGGGCCGGCGGCGAGTGGAACCTGGCGCTCGACCCGACTCCGACGGGCGCGACGGGTTCGCGGGACAACTTCGACGCGACGGCGGCGTCCACGGTCACGAAGCTCGACAAGGCGATCGCGAATCTAATCGGCACCCAGTGAGGAGCAGCCATGACGGCCAGGCCTGCAGAAAACAAGATCAACCCAGTGGCGTCCGGCGGGAAGCCGCCAACGGCCGGCCCAGCCGGTCCGGACGAGGGCGCGCACAAGAAGGCCCCCGGTGAGTGTGTGGTCGACGACGGCACCGCGCACATGGGCCGGGCCGTCAACGGGGTCGTCTGCTCCGCGCACGCCATGCGCTACAAGAGTGACGGGACGCCCCGCCCATGAGCGAGTCTCTGTTCCGGTCGTTCGCCCCGGACCTGCAGGTCCGGTCCGGCGGGGACGGCCGCACCATCTACGGCATCGCCGTGCCGTGGAACGCGCCGACCCGCATCGACGACTCGCTGGTCGAGCAGTTCGCCCGGGGCGCGTTCTCCCACCAGATGGCCAAGCCGTCACGGGTGAAGTTCGCCCGCGAGCACGTCCTGCTGGGCGGTGAGCTGATCGGCGCGGCGTCGGCGATGCGCGACGACGCCTCCGGCCTGTACGTCGAGTTGCGTGCAGCGCGGACCCCGACCGGTGACGCCACGCTCGAGCTCGTCAAGGACGGCGCCCTCGACCAGCTTTCGATCATGTTCCGGGAGCGGCAGAACCGGCGGCTCGCGGGCGGGGTCACCGAGCGGGTCAAGGCCGACCTGGCGGAGGTCGCCGTCGTCATGCAGGGCGCGTACGGGGACCTCGCGACGGCGGTCGGCGTCCGGTCGGCGCAGCTGCCGGCGGCGGCCACCGACCTGGATCTGCGGGCGGCCGCCGAGGAGTTCCTGGTGGTGTCCGGTTTGCCAGAGCCCACCGATCATGAGCTGGCGATGCGGTCCATTCGGCTGGGTATGCCGTACTGACCTGCTAACCTCTTCGCAAAACATAGGCTGGACACCGCCACCCCCGCCCCTCGACGCGGCCACCCCGGTCACTCGGAGCTACCGATTCCGTCTGACCAGGAAATGGGTGGCCGACGTGCCCGACAACGTCTATCTCAAGTCATTGCGCGAGCAGTACGA